GCTGGCCTCGACGCGATGGATATGTGGTGGGCTTTGCGGTGGCAGTGGATGGCTGGTCAGGTTATTTTCCTGTTGGCCACGCTGGCGGCGGTAATCTTGATCGCCGTATCGTAGAACGGTGGGTAAAGGATGTTCTGGCCACACCGGCCGACAAGATCATGCACAACGCCGCCTACGACCTTGGGTGGCTCCGTGCATCAGGCTTCACGGTCAACGGCCGCATCATCGACACCATGATCGCAGCGCCCCTCCTGGACGAGAACCGCTTCTCCTACTCGCTCAATGCCCTGGGCTTCGACTACCTCAAGGACGTCAAGTCCGAGCAAGGCCTCAAAGAGGCCGCCCACGATTTTGGTGTCCATCCCAAGAGGGAACTCTGGAAGCTCCCGGCCATGCACGTGGGCGACTACGCCGAGCAAGACGCTGCGTTGACCCTCAAGCTCTGGCACCACTTCAAAGCCTTGATTAAGTCCGAGGACATCGAACACATCTTCAATCTCGAAACCGAACTGCTCCCGATCCTGGTAGACCTGACCTATCGCGGTGTTCGTTTCGATAGGGAGAAGTGTGAGCAACTGCTAGATGATCTGAGGAAGCAGGAGAAGCAGCTGCTGGGCATGATCAAGAGCCAGGCAGGGGTGTCGGTGGACATCTGGGCTGCCGCCAGCATTGCGGCCGCCTTTAACCGGCTTGGGGTCCAATATCCACGGACCGCGAACGGTGCGCCGAGCTTCACGAAATCCTTCCTGGACTCCCACGACCACCCCATGGCCAAGATGATTGTGGAGGCCAGGGAGGTGAACAAGACTCACGGCACGTTCCTGGATCCCTACCTGCGGCACAGTGCCCAAGACGGGTGCATCCACACCCACTTCAATCAGCTTCGCTCTGACGATGGCGGCACGGTCACCGGACGGCTGTCAGCGGCCAATCCGAACCTCCAACAAGTGCCCGCCCGGCATGAGATCATCGGGCCGATGGTCAGGAGTCTGTTCCTGCCAGAAGAGGGCCAGCTCTGGGCGGCTAACGACTTCTCGGCCCAAGAACCACGGATTTTGATCCACTACGCCACGCTGCTTGATCTGCCCGGAGCAGAGAAGATGGCCGAGGCCTATCGGAACGATCCGAACACGGACTTCCACCAGATGGTTGCGGATCTGGCAGGGGTTCCGAGAAAAACCGCAAAATTGGTGGGTTTGTCCGCCCTCTATGGAGCCGGGAAAGCCAAGATCGCCCAGCAGCTAGATCTTCCATTGGCTGAGGCAACAGAAATCATACAGCAGATACACAGAAGGGTACCCTTCTTGAAGGGCACCATCGACGCCGTCATGAAACGGATCGAGCACCCCGCCTCCGGAGGCACGATCCGCACACTGCTCGGCCGCAAGTGCCGCTTCCCGCTCTGGGAGCCGGTGGAGTGGGGCGTGAACAAGGCTCTCCCGTACGAACAGGCCATCATTGAATACGGCCGACGGATCAAGCGAGCAGGCACTTACAAGGGCCTGAACCGGCTCATCCAAGGGTCGGCCGCCGACCAGACCAAGGCCGCGATGGTCGCGCTCCACAAGGCCGGATTCCGGCTCTTGCTCCAGGTGCACGACGAGTTGGCCCTGTCTGTTGACACAGTGGACGAGGCCCGCGAAGCCGCCGACATCATGACCCATGCCGTGAAGCTGGAAGTCCCCTCAAAAGTTGATGTGGAGACTGGACGAAGCTGGGGAGAGGCTGCATAATGAAGGCTCTGGTTTGCTGTTGTCTCCTCCTGCTCTCCTTCGGGAGAGTTGTGCCGGGCTCGCCCCGGCACTTTTTTTGAGAAAGGAGAATCATGGACTTCGGACCCCCGACAAACAAAAAGTACGCTGGCCTGGTCAACGGGATCTATGAACGCAAGCCTCCGCGCAAGCGCCAGAAACGGATGTATCGCAAGCAGCCGAAGCAGCCAAAACGCGAATCCCCCTCCCAGCGTCCAGGAAAACGGTACAAGGCGATCCTCATCCCCGAGGAGACCTACATCAAACTCCATGAGATGGGCAGGCTCTATCAGGTGAGCTTCGGGCGCATTGTCGCCGCACTTGTGGAACCCGCGTTCGAGGAGGCCTACCAGGACTCACTGCTCCTCGCACGCATCGAAGAAACCAGACAGAAGGAGAAAGAACTTGCAGAACAGCAAAAACCCCAACGCGGCCGCAAAAAGGCCGAGGACAGCGAGCCAGAAGTTCGCGACGGAGATGAGCCTGCCCGTCGAACTCACTTTTGAAATCCTGCCGCCGCTCCAGCATGAAGGACAATGGCTCCCGGCCATGATCGACATCACAAGGATCGAGATCTCGGTCCTCGGGCCAGGCGGCAAGCCCCGTTCAATCGACATCACACGCAACGTCCCCGAGCAAGAGATCATGCTCTTGGAAGACGAGATCTACGAAAGTCTGCAGGAAGGTGTTGACACGCGCTAAATGTAGCGTTATCGTGGCGTTTCCAGTACACAGAAAGGAGAATTTGATGTCCCAGCCCACACCCACCCCGCCCCTCCCCTGGCCGTTTCCGGTCTGGGACGGGAAGGGCTTTTCGTGCCCCAAGCAGCCCAAGCCGCCACGGGAGAAAAAGCCCGCTTACCCCGATGCAGAGGAGGCAAAGTTCTGAAATGCTTGTCAAACAAAACAACCAAGTTGTCATAGACAACAAACGCCGTGAGACACTCTTCTGTGTTGACACCGGGAAAGTCCGGATCGGGTCGGCCTACGTCCCACCGCCCATGACAATGTGTGACGATGAGTTGGAGATCCAGAAGGTTTTGATGGGCAGGCAGCGCCGACCGTGGCCCAAGGATCTTCCCATCGGCATCCTGTCCATCCTCGCCATCCTCACGGTCATCATCCTAGCCATCAACGAATAGGGAGTTCAGACATGGCAACACGCAAACGCAAGACCGCAGCAGCCCTGCGTCCCGCCCCAACCGTCGTCCTCGATGTGCGGCCCCCGGCCCAGGGGCAGGTGACAGGGATCGATGCGATCCTCAATGAACGGGGCTCGCGCTATGGGAAGTTCAAGAATCTGGCCCAACTCTGCCAAGAACTCAAACGCGTCATGGTCCGTCATGCAAGTGCCGTGGGCACTGAGTTCACCGATAGCCAGTGGGAGGCTTTGGAGATGATCGCCCACAAGATTGCTCGCATTGTGAACGGGGATCCGAACCACATTGACTCGTGGTCTGATGTTGCAGGGTATGCCAAACTCCTCGCCGATGAGCTTGACGGGATTGAGCGCTAGGCTCTCTTCTTTAACCACAGAAAGGAGAACTATCATGTCATTTGTTTCAAGCCTCAATGTCCACGGCGTCAAGCGTGTCACGATTGAAGCCGAGCGTGAATGCAAGGGCGCTGTGCAAAGCTACGCCACCCGGACCATCACGATTGAGACCGACCACGGTCAGGTCGAGATCACCCTCTTCTCGTCCCACAAGACAGCAGATGACGAAGACCCTTTCATGGCATTCGTCGTCTGAACCAAAGGAACCGCATCATGATTGATTGGGTTGAAGGACACCAAAAAGTTCGCGAGCTCACCGGCAAAATGTATGAGGCGATGCTTGTCGGGGACTTCCAGAAAGCCATTGAAATCTGCGACGAGATGATCGTCGAAGTCCGGCTCACCAGAGCACAGATCGGAGCGCAGCATGAAGACCAGTAAAAAGCCCTTCACCGTCACGGTGGAGTTCGACTATGTGGTTGTCGCCACAGATCAGGAGGATGCCATGAAGGTGGCCAAGGCCAACGCAATCCAGGCGTTCAAAGATCAGACATACGCCGACATGCTGTGGATGATCAACCAAGGCATCCACGCAGAGGGATGGGATGGACGGGCCGTGCCCTACGGCTCGCTTGATGACCGGCCCCTTTCGGACTATATGGAGGACGAATGACAACTAACCAGGAAGCGATCACGGACCCCGGACTGTTTTGGCGCACGATGGAGGACTGCCCGACCGGCCCACGGATCCTGCTGCTCAACAAAGCGGGGATTGC